GGCTTTATATACAGACTGACCAAACTTCTCTCCTGCCTTATAGGAGTGAGTTTCAAACTGAGCATATGAAACAAAATCTGCCCATTCACGGACTCCACCACGAACTCTCTTATCGAGTTTGAGATCATGTCTGTCGTAGGCTTCAGTTGTTGGATCGTCAATCTTAACAATCTGGGAGTGTCCTATTAACACAATGTCCAGACCCAATGCTCTGAGAGAATCCAGACCAGACAGGAAGGTATGCCAATGATTGAGGGCAAAGACATATCCTTTTGCAAATCCAATCAGTTCAATTGAATCCACCTTATTTGTTGTGCAAACGTGTTCATGTATTTTCTTCTCCAGCCAATCGAGGGAATCAATCCCAACAGTCTTGACTCCAAGTTTCTTATGATTGGAATAGATCAACCTCAATGCTTCAGTTGCATCATTAGAGGTAACGGACTTATCATACAGAGGAAAAGACTGAGCATCCATTTCTCCCATACCTCCTTCAAAATCCAGCACAATTACTCCATCTGCACTGCACAAGTATCGAGTCTTTCCGACTCCATCCAGACCATAGACTACTTGCCTAATGGGTCGTTCCTGTTTCCCTTTAACAATATTGTCAAGGGTTATTGTACTTTCACTCATTGCTCTCCTTTTTAGAGGTTATCGAAAATTTCCTGAACGTACTTGTGGTTGCATATTTTTTACACAACTCAGGTTCATCAATTTTCATTTGTTTCTGGTTCAACCCAGACCTTGTTTGAGTAGCCCATATAGCCACTCTTTCTCCCTCAGAATTTTCACAAACAGACGCATCTTTCATGTTGTTCTGAAATGAGGTTTTTATTGCATCGTTCCTTTTTTCGGTACGTTTTATAATTTCAACATTCTCATGGTATTCCTCGATAAGGTAATCATCTCCAACTGGAAGGTATGCGACTTTATCGACTGTACCAATAGGGAATAAACTAGCAGACTCACCTGTAGTTTCAGGCATTGGAGGAACTTTCTTGAGAACGTGTTCCTGCCAGAAATTAACTTCCTTCTTGACTAACTCATTGATCCTATCTTCATCTCTACGAATGGTATGAATCATCAATTCTTGTCCACCAACCAGAGCAACCACATCAAAGTAATCGAATCCAGTAATTGCTAGGTAATGCAGGACTTGGTACTCATAATATACTGGAGGTTGTTTGTTCCAATACTTTGCTTGTCTCAGACCCACATTCTTTATTTCCACTCCAGCATTTTCACCTTCTATTTTCTTATCAATGTGACCTTGCAGAAATGGATATTCTTTATGCCTGTATGTCCTATTAACATTACGAACCTTCTTACCAGTTCGATCTGCATACTCTTTTCCAATGATGTCCTCCAAGAGCAGACCCCACTTAATCTTTTCAATATCACTTAAATCTGGAGGAATCCTTATCCCAAGTTTCTCCTCCCAGAGTTCAACTATATTTTTAAAAGGATTAACTCCCTCAATTATGGAAGCATCCGAACCTCCGACACCTTGACTCCTGACTATTTGATCTGCCTCTCTTTTATAAGATGCAGTTGATGCTCTGATTTTATTCATCATTTCTGTCTGGCTAATTACTGTCATTTCCATTCCTCCTCCTGAAATTAAATTTAAAAAAACTAAAGAAGGACTTCCTTGCTTCCTTATTCCTTTTCTCTTGTGACTTCCTTATTGCTTGTAGCACTTTAAAATTACCTAACTCCATTTCTAACTGTTCCATGTCTCTCCTTTTCTTCTCGGTTAATTCAAGGAAACGGATTCTCTTTATATTTTCTTGATCGTCTAACTTATCCATCCGTTTGATCCTTGTATCTTATTTAGAAATTCATCGTTGCCGATCAAGTTCTTGATTTCGATACTGACACAATCGACTCTGATCGTTTTGCCATTCCTAGCATCTATCTCTCCTGCTTTCCATGTCTCTCCTCTCATGTATAAATTTGGAGTATCAATGGCTCCTAATAAATATCCGTCAGTAAAAACTCCTCCTTTCTTTAATAGGGATATGAAATAAAAGTAATCTGGGTCTTGGTGATCCAGAGTTTTCTGAGCAACAGTGCAGTCATAATTACTTTTTGGAACTACAGACCGATCTTTCGTTTTAACATCGACTGTGAACTCTCCTTCAACTACAAAATCGTGATTGTACTTTTCCTTCTCTCTCGTTTCTTTTTCCAGAGTGAGTCCTTCCTCTTGGATAAACCTTTCAAACAGGACTTCTCCAATTGACCCAATGAGGTTTGCATCCTTACCTCGTATTGAATTTTTAAGGATTGGAATGTCATCTATTCTTTTCTCTGCAAGCCAGAGGATTTCTTTAGTAATTCTCATTCTCTATTCTTTAATACAATGCGACCTTCTTCAGACCAGAACTTCTTTGCTTCAATGTGCCAAACCTTGCAGTCTTCTGGTAGTAGCGAATCCATGATCCCCTTTGCAAGATTGTCAGTGTCTGGTCGTTGTTGGTGAAAAGTTCCAACCATCCTCGCTTTCTTTTTCAGTGACCAAGACTTTGGCATTGGAATATGGAAATCCATGTAGATTGCCTCACCTAATACAAAGTCCTCCTTTAAACAGGATTTTCGCAGGGCATCACTATATGCTCTGTACCGGAGGACTATAGGACGTTTCCTCCAACGATCACTCCTATTCTGTCTTGGTGCTGAAACTGGATTAATGTTGATTTCCATAGGTCTGCTCTAAGGCTGGTTGCTCTGAATTGTCAACTCCTCCATATAACTCTTCATCTACATATTCAAATGGAATATTTACATCGGGAGTTTTCTTGGATGGTTCATCTGGGATTTTTTGAATCTTCCCTCCAGCATTCAGAAACGCTAAAACTTCATCCTTACTGGAATCACATAGATTAAAACTAGCAGTTGTTTTAAGTTCTATTTTGAGGGGGATGGGATTTTTAAATGGGTTCCCCTTTGGACTGTGCATTGGCTTAACTATTTTGAAAGGACGTTGTGCCTTTCTTTTAAGCAGTTGTAGTCTTGCTGATCTTTCTTTTGAGCAGGGTTTTGAACAGGTATAATGATCGTCACGAAGTGGATAAAACTTCTTCTTACAAATGGAACATTCTTTTGGGGGGTTGTCTTTCTTACTCAGTTGTATTGTCCTTTTTGCAGATTCAGATTTATGATTCAGGTAGCAGGTATTGCTACAGAACTTTGTTTTTATTCCAGTTAGTTCTTTGGAACAGATTTTACATTTCTTCATTTAACAATCTCCATGTTTTCTACGTTTATTAAGTTTTTCAATCAACTCTGCACTCCTAGAAATTCGATCTTGTTTTTCTTTCAAGACCACCTTCTTGACTGTTGAGATTTTTAAATCTGCTCTCAATCCACGAAGCTCTTCAGTCAATAGGTATATTGCCTCCTCCAAATCTGTCATATTGAATTGAGAGCAGACCTTAATTCTTCTGCTTTTTCTTCACACAGTCTTTCTGCAATTTCGTGAACTCTTGCAGAAAGTTTTTCATTCAAGATATTGCAGACTTGCGGATAATTATTGGATGGCAACTCCTTCGCAATTGAGGTTAGGGTAACCCCACAAGTCTTCATCTTTTCTCTTAAATTCATTTTTCTCCTATAATGTGATGGTTTATCATATTTATTGGGATTAACGCTTGACATTATTAATAACTCATTATATATTCATACCTACAAAGTAGGTTACAGGCATACTATAGTTCCATTATCATTAACTATAGTCACCTTGAGTAATTAAGTATATAACTTTTCAAAGGTTTGTCAAGAAAAGATTTCTATAACTAATAAAAAAGGAGAGAGTATGAGAGAAGAAAATGGAATATGGGAAGATAAGAAAACTGGATTCCTCAGAGTGAGGATGACAGAATTGAGGGAGGAAGGTAAGAGATCACCAACCTACAACCTCTGTACTCTGGAGGAATATAATAAGGCTAAGAATAAGGATATTTTTGCTGGTAAACTGTATAGCGAAATGTATGACAAGAAAAAGGAGAAGAAGCAGAAGGTTCAGGTTGGTAAACTAACAGAAGCATCCAAGCATACTGTTGGTGAAGCCATTAGAAAGTATGAGGATGACATCCTCTCCAATCGAGCAAGGCATACTCAAGTTGGATTCACTCTCCACCTCA